GAGGTTGCACGCCCACTCGTGACGTATTACCGACAAGTCTAATTTTAGCATTACCCAAAAAAGAAGGAGATAATAGAGTTTTACCTCCATTACCTCCTTTACAAGTTCCTGTTTTAGTAATATGATAAATACTACTTCGAGTACCTATCAAGAATGTTCTGAATATCCGACGAAACAACAGTAGCACCGGGAGCGGGAGCAGGAGCACCTGCGGCAGCTTCACGATTCTTCGGAGTATCATCTTTTGCAAGATGAATTGTTTCACCAGCTTCAAATTCAATCGACGGACTTTGACCGGGAATAACACGTTCAACAAATCCACGATTAACAAACGAAGGAAAAGCTAAGAACTTATGCGTGTTATAATCTGCAACAAGTTTCATAAACAGTTTCACATTCTTATAAATAGGATTTTTCTCATCATCACCAACGAGGAGATGTTTGAAATATTTAAAGAAAGCAAGATACTGTTCACAACGAACCTTTGCAGGAGCAGCATAATCGAGTCCCGGACACTTACCAGCATTAACCGGATAACCTTTAAGACCCTTAAACTGATTTGCGATATGGCGAAGCTGTCCATATACCTGCTGAATAATGTTAATAACAGTCTTTTCTTCAACAGGTTCGCCTTTCTTATTAAGAGTAGTAACCGGCTTAGCAGTAAATGTGTAATAACGGTCTTTCGGATTTGCGTCAGTTTTACACTGCTTAAATTCGATAATAAGTACGGGGAATTTACAACCAGCATATTCCCATGTACTTTCGACACCTTTATCATCCAGCAGAGGTACTTCACGAATATCAATACGAACATCGTTAATAATACCCATACAAAGATTACCAAGTTCAGGGTCGGGCTTAAAAGCTAATCTCCGTTCAACAACCTCTTCTTCAAACATTAATGTTGTCGAACTAACTTTCGATTTACTTGTGTCTGCCATAATAATAATTAAAGTACTTTAAGTTATTAGACTAAAAAAAGGAGTTACTTATTCAATAACTCCTCTTTTTATAATGATAGCAAATGATAGATTTGTTAAATACTTTCAGGTTCTACGGTTTCCTCTTCCTGCTTCTCGTCCTCCAGCGTTACCTCTTTCGGGTCTACAAGCACATAGACTTTCTCATAGATAGTATCACCAACCTCAACAGGAATAAACTCACCATTCTCGTCCTTAACTTCCTCAACACCATACTCAACTCGCTTGGTAGCAAGAACAGCAGTACACATCTTACCGTCACGGCCTTTCTGAGTTTCAACCTCTTCCATAAGACCCTTATCAGCAAGAACACGCTCACCTACGGGAGCAGCATCCTTATCCTGCATAAGCATCTGCGACCAAACACCAGCGTAATTAAACGACTGAGGACGACCAGTACCTTTCGTGTTACCAGCACTTGCAAGTTTGCAACCCTCGCTACCTGCCGAAAGAGCAATAAAGAAACGCTCATTAATCGAATCAGCATTAGGCATAGCAAACATAACAACACGGTCGCCATGACCACAACCAATAAGTGCAGAAGCCGAAGCATTCATCGTAAACTTGTTCATACCACGAGCAGTAGTAATTGCCGGACGAATATCATTCGACGACTTCGTACCACGGTTTACAGCAGTCAGACCAGCAAGTTTAGCAGCAGAAAAAACAGACTTTTTCATAATTGTAATTTGTTTTAATTTATGAATATTTTATGAATGATAGATTAATGATAGATTTGCATTACTTTATTCTGTAACAGGAACTTCTTCAAATTCAGTATCTTCAGCTTGACGGTTTGCAATAGATACAGCTTGATGTAATTCACTATCAACGTAAATTCCATTTAACTTATCACTTGCAATAATTCTACCACCAAGCATGATAGACATTTTAATAAGATGAGTTTCCGGATGGGCGTTCCAATTAGCTTTACCTTTACTTTCAGTACCGTCAGATTTAGTACCAACGTACAAACCTGCATCAATAGCTTGTTGTAAAGTATAAGGTATTGCAATACTCTCATCACCACGAGTAAGTTCTACAAGAGCTCGACGAGTAGCATACCTAATAATTGGAATTTTACCTTCTTGTACTTGTTTATCAATATAATCAGCAGTATGACCATCATTAATTACAACAAAATCATCTTTCGTTTCTTTGTTATAATCAACAAGTTCATTTGCAAGTTCCTTTTTACAATATCTATATATGTAAAAAGGTTTAGTTCCATCTTCAAGAATCTTACGTTTAATACCGGCATCCGTAAGGACTTTATTAACAACATGAATACCAGTATATACTATCTCTGCTTGAGAAGTACTAAAAACGTAAATGTTTTGCATAGCAGCCATAGGATTAAGTCCCATAGACCGCCCACGTTCAACTTTGATTGCTGCTTCCCTATCAAGTGTCTTACCAAATGTAACACTTACCATAGGAGTAAAACCGAGTTCATTACCTAACAGCAAACATGTAACAATCGCACTCTTATTAACTACAAGTTCACTCGTTCCATCTTCTTTCTGAACTTGCTCCTTAAAACCCTTATTAAAAACAGGACTTTGAGCAATCCAATCTGCTAATGCTTCAGCTTGTTCAAATGAATTAATTTGATTAACAGCTAAAGTAACACTTCCATTTTTACTTCTTGTATTAACAAGAGCACCACTAACATCTTCATCAGTCTTTTCGACTGGCTTCATTTGTGGTTTATCCATACGCAAATATAGTAATTATAATTGTACCACCAAAGAAAATAGCAAGAAATTAACCGAAAATTTCACTAATATCATTAACCCATATCGGAACATTCTCGGAATCTTGCTGACGCTGGATTAACTTTTGTTTGTCCCTTGACCTAACATCTTTATCACCAATTTTGAAATCATCAATGTAAAGATTAATAATAACACAATTCTTATTAGGATTCATGTAATTATAAGTCTTACCTCGTGCGACACGTTGTCCGTGAGTATTAGAATTACAACTACCACCAGTCGTTATGACTTGTTCGATATTTTCTATCGTTAAACCCTCATTAAGACTTTGTGCAGTAAATAAATATTTATAAGTACCATTCTTAATCCCTTCAATAGCTAACTTTTTAAGAGAAGTTTTACCTAATCGTTTAGGTTCACCATTCTTATAAGTATATGGAACACCAGTTTCAGGATTAATTACATATCTACTTTCAATAGCACTATGAAAAGGAATACCATCTTTACTGAAATAATCAGCTAAATCAGTAACCATAGCTATTGATTCATTAAAACAGATAGTAGGAACGCTATTAGTTTTAAGAATTTCAATAACAGCATTGATTTTAGGTCTGTTATGAATTAAAATATCATTACGTTGTCTAACAAAGTCCTTAAACTTCTTAGCACGTTCGTAAATATTATCGGGATTCCAAAGATTATTAATTCGTTTATTATAATCATTATCGAGTGGCATATCACGAGTCCAACCCATTAATGAAGCTAACATATTACGAATAACAGTAGGTTTAATAAAAGTACTACTGCCATTTCTATCTTTATAATTATAACCAGTAAAAGATGCAAGAACTAATGCAAAATCACTGTCAAAAACTTTATTACGAAATTCTTGATTAATCACTTTATGTAATCCACCAAATGTTTCAAGAGTTTCAGAAATCATATCAGAATATTTAGCATATCTAATTTTGTCATGTTCATCGAGTTCAATAGCTAAATTATATTCTGTACTATTTGAAATCCAACCTTGCGATACAGCTTCAATTTCAGTAATTTTATCAATTACTGGAGCACCTAATTCATTAAGAATAGATAATTGATTTTTATTTAATGTAGAACCAGTAAGACATAGAATAAATTTATATTCTATATTCTTAATAGCTATGAGAGTTTCACCTTGCAATAACTTATGAACTTCATCGAGAATAAGTAAATCAACTTTAATAGGAAGTTTTCGTTCTATTTTAAGTTTATTTACATGATTAATAAGAGTATTACTACTCATTATATCAATCCATTGTTCTTTCGGACAAAATTCAGTAAGATTATCAACAAGATTTTTAGTAGTTACAGCATTTGGAGCGATAGCCATAATTGTTCGATTAGGATTAGCTTTAACCAGCTTACCAACAATCATAGCAGCTACTCGTGTTTTTCCAAATCTCATTATAAGATTTAGAGTACCTCGACCTTTGGCATCACGCCATTTATTACAAGATATTTCTTGTCTTTCGGACTTATCCATACTCTAATATCTCCAATAAACAGTAGGAGCATTTTCACGTTTAAGTCTTTCAATACAATCCATAATATATTGTGTTAGCATTTCACAATTACCAAAGTGCATTTGAAAGAGCATTTCCTTTTGTAATTCCTCTACTGTTTTACCATAACAAATTTCATCAAATTCGTGCATAACACATCAATCACAATCACGCTTTACAATACCACCATCATGACTAATATATCTCCATTGATAACCATAAGCAGTTTTAGAATTACCTTTAGGAGTACAAGCCTTAACAATAGCGTAATAAGCGTGTTTAGGATTTGTTTTTTTTAGCTCAATAGTTAGAGCATTAGCAGCATCTTTAGTAGAAGCATAAGTAACTATATACTTTCCCTCTCTTGTAAACTTAGCTACACGCAAACCAATTCTATGATTTTTAACATTAACTGGTTTAATATCAGCTATTGCAAGACCATCAACTTCATGATATACAAGGTCACCATTCATATTAGTATTTTATTAAAAAGGTAAATTATCTCCGTTCTTTATTGCACGTTTATATTCTTCCTCACTTGAAAAACCATACATACCCCAGATAGTATTGTTAATAGGAATGTCATTAGCAGGATTAACAAACGATACATTGTCATCTTCAAAATCAACTTCAAACAAACCATCTTCTTCAGGACTTTCAATAGGCTCTAAATGTTTATTATTAGACATAGCACCAAATAAATCACCTTGAACCGCAACCATACCAGCAGTTTTCTTATTTTTACCATATAGAATCTTAGCACATTCTTTTTTATAATAACTAAAATCTATATGATAATCATCTTCCTCAACATAATCGTTAAAAGGACGAACACTACATTTAGCTACAATTCGATTAATTTTACTTGGTTTATTTTTATCAATTTTTATAATAGTTCCACTACAATATGATACATCAGCAATATAGAAACGATTAGATTTTTGAAGTTCTTCATCGTGAAGTTCACCATTTACAATACTACGATATATAATATTGAATTTAGCATCAGTCTTTTGACTAATACAATAATCATAAATAGCTTCTTTACTACTATGAATATGATTTTCTATTGTATCAGCATAAGGAACATTATATAAAAGAAATAGGTTAAGAGCTTTTGGAACAACTGGATAAGCATAACCTTTATTAAAAGCAATAGTTTCAATAAAAAGACCTTTACGTTTAATATAAATATCTTCAAGTTCAGCTATTGCTTCTGGCGTTTTATCAATCAATTTATCATAAGCATCTTGAAAACCTTCTTTAACAGCAATATAATTATTTACATCATTACGAAGATACTTTTCATAATTAGTAAATTCAAGTTCAAAATTATTATATTCTTGCCACCAATCACAACAAGCTTTATAATCAGCTTCTTGTTCAGGTTTAATGATACAAACAATACCATCAGTATTAGCAGATATAACTTTAATACCTTTGAGTTCCAATGCTTCAATAAGCATTAAAAGACAAAGTTGTAGATTTATAGTAACTTTATAAGTACATTTAGGGTCATAAAGATAATCATTTATATCTCTAAATGCACCATACATTCTGTTGATAGCAATCTTAAGACCTTCAGCTTTAATTTTATGACGTTTACTTTCTGCTAATAATTCATGATATTTAGTATTTAATTCTTCAGCATCAACTCGATTTTGATTTTTAGCAATTTGATATTCATTTAATACTTTCTTAGCTTCTTTCATTAATTTACTGCTAAGATGTTTAGCTTCAATTCGACTATCTTTTGTATAACCGACAGTAGCTCTGAAAGGATTTCTTTCGAGATGTTCGGGATAAACATCATAACTAAGAATACCATTAGGATAAAAACTACTAACATCCGCATCACGTAAACTAAATCCATCTGCAATTATTAAACCCGGTTTATCTTGACTATGTAAACCACCTAAAGCCATAGTATATACCGCATCACCAAATTGAAATTCGTGCTTAAATTTATCTTCATCTTTTGTACTACCTACAACAATAGTAGATTGTGCAACAGTACGAAGTAAATCATTGAGAATTTTAGTTTGAAATTTAAGTTTAGGACTTAATATACTGGAAACTTTAATTTTCCATCTATCAGTCTTAGTATCCATAAAATCTTTTCTATCAATACCGCTAAACTTCTCATAAAGAGATGTAGTAATAGCTTTACCAATAGAACTTCTTGACATATTACGGACATCAATTCCAAACTCTTCAGATATATCTTCTCGTAGTTCAATTTCAGCCTTTTGACTACGTTCCAGTTCTAATGTAATAAGAACATCATTTACATTATAATCACAAATATCATAAATATCCTCTTCTCTAATTCTACAATTATAAGCAATCGGTAGATTCTGAATACGATACCATTTTAAGCAAATAGCAACTTGTTTAAGACTGGTATAAGTCTTATCAAGATAAAGAATTTTTTGAATATCATAATCAGTAAAAGGACGTTTATAATATTTCTTGAAATTAAGTAAACGACTATATCCTTTACCAAAATCTACACAAGCGCAACTATGGTCATATAGAATTTGTGTAATATGTTTACCTTCTTTCTTATTAAAACCTTTTACATCAAGATATTTATAATTATTAATAAAAATATCTAACATAATTTTATCATAATTATTACTGTTATAACCAGTAAGAATTTTATGTTGAATAAAGAAATCCATAATAAGTGGCCCATCATTTCTCCACTTACCAGTAGTATAATCAATCCAAATAACAAATTGTTTAGCACCCATTGCTAACAACAATTTTGCTTTTGCTTCTTTTAGTTCTTCAAGATTACCTTCTTTACCATTTTTAATAGCAAGACATCTTATATCAACAGCTTTATAAACGTCGATAAGTTTTTGGTCTGCTGTTTTAGGTATAAAAGTAACTTCAAATAAATTAGGATATATCTCTACATCATATTCATAAGCATTATTCATAATAATACTACTTTATCTGTAATAACGATATTCTTTACATAATTCAGCAAATATGTTACTAATTAAATTAAAAGATTTAACATATTCTGAATAACATTTGTTACGCATAATATAGGCTGGTGAATATATAGGAATTAATATAGCATCATTAAACCTAACTGGTTTATTAACAACTGATGCCATACTTTTATATTTTTCTTCTTTAAGGAACTGATAAACAAATTGTCCAACAGCAACAATAATAGTAGGTTTATATTTCCTAATAGTTGCTATAAAATTTGGATAACAAGTTTCAGCATAATGTTCAGTTGGTTCAGCACAAACACACTGAATAAGAGTTGATTTAATAGTCCAAGCAGTTAGTTTATAATCATTAATGAATTGACTAACTATTTTAGTTGAACGACCATTAAATACAGTTTGAGTTTTATAATCTGTAATAGTTGGTGTATCACCAACAAACATAATAGTACGCCTCAAAGTGGGCGTGCAACCTGCTCCCCCACCGGGTATTCGTCGATTAGCAATAGATAAATAACATCTTTCACAAGCATTACACATAATATTAATACTATTAAAAATATCAGATGAAACAGTCTGATTAATAAGATTATGTTTAATACTTCATAATAACACTTTTGCGAGCACGAGATAGAGCTACATACATAAGTTTATTACGAATATCGATATCATTTTCTCTACGACCAAATCTCGTATTTTGGAAAACAATATCTGTCAAATCTATTGCTACATTATCGAAAGTAGAACCTTGTGTTTTATGAACAGTCATAGAATAACCATAATCTATGTCTTTATTAATCCACTTGGTTCCTTGAATAGTTTCAATACTGAATTTAAGATTTGTTAAAAAACGATTCTTGAATTTATAATAAACATACCAACCATGTTGAACACGATTAGCAGCTCTATTATAAAGATGTGTTAGGATTTCCTTATATTTAAGAAACGAAGCATCTTTTGTATCTACGATGAGAAATGGTTGAGTTATATGGCCATCATACATAGATTTAAGATTAACAGCAAACGTTTTAATACCTTCATCACTAATATAAGGTCTAATATCTTCAAGAATATAGTCTTCACTATTTAGAATAATTGGTTCCTTAAACTCATCAACAATAGTATTATAAGATAACACTAAATCGTTAATATGAATTATATCAGCATCTTTACCAACTATACTATTACGAACAATACTATTCCAATCAGAAACAGCTTTATTTGTATAAGCAGTAATTCTAAAATGGTCTATATTCTTATGAAATGTATCTGAATTAAATTCATCAATAAGTTTTTGATTAAACATAGCTCGTGGAATAATTTCATAACCAATTCCATCTTGTATATTAGACCTATTTCGAACTATATAATTCAGAAAAGTATTTGTTTGATTTTTAATATCATCTCTTAAAAGACTAAATAGTTCAAGAAGAGGATTACCTTCTTCTTGTCGTACAATATCAGTAAGAACAACTTTATTTTTAACAGTAGCAAATGTTAAAGATATTTCTTCATTTACAGGTGGTAACTGAAGAGGATCACCAACATAAAGAATCTTAACATTATAAGTAGTAGCACGATTTCGATTAAGTTGAAATAAATCCTTATTAATCATAGAACATTCATCAATCACAACAAGATTATAATTTTGTATCTTGCTTGGATTAAGAGGGTCAAATTGAGGATTCTCAATATCAAAATTCTGTAAATCAATATTAGGTTTAAGACCATGCAAACTATGCAAAGTCATACCTTTTCTACCTACTTGAGATTCAAGAACTCGAAGAGCTTTGTGTGTAGGAGCCGTAATAGTATAAGATTTATTAACAATATTCTCAAGAAAATATCTAAGAATAAAAGTTTTTCCGCTACCCGCGACACCTTCAAGTGTACATTCAAGTTCGTTACTAAAATACCAATCAGATAGTTTGTCGATAGCCTGCTGTTGCCCCGGATATAATTGCGAATAATCGCCCGTGGCGGCCTGTTTTGGCCTCGCTGACGGCTTATTTTTGTTCGCCTTAACACTTGTAAGGTCTTTCAATTTATCTGCGTCCATATCGGCTAAAATGCAGTGTTTTGGATATACTCAAATGCCTTACTAATAAGGATTTCATAATGATTATTACTTATTTTATAAGTTTCAGGAGTAGGACAAACAAATATTACATCTTGTTTGTCAGTAGTTCGATTAACATAAGCTCTAACACCCATAACATTAGGGGTTGTAATCATAACAATATCGTAGTTCTGTAATAAAAACTCGAATATTATTATGAATTGTAGCGATAAGTCTAACTTTGTAAAAAAGTATCCGGGGTCATATCCTCGTTTCTTCAAATATTGAAGTAATTCCGGCATGACCACCGAATACTCTTTAATTGCGTCGAGAAGCATAATATTTTGGACTTAATCTTTTGAAAACTTTTTCGTTTCGATTATTAATACGTTCCATATCAAGTTTTCCTACTCCATTTTCAAGAGTAATCCAAATCTTCATTTTAGGAACAATAAGTTGCCAATACTTTTTCAAGTTTTCAATATCAGCTTCAGCAGCACTAAAAGGACGAATCGTAAACCAATCCCAATGTTCATTATCAGGTGTGCTAAATGCAAATGTAGCTTTCTGATAATCCTCATTTGTTATATCAATAGGGTAACGTTCATTATCAACAATTCCATAAAACTTATTATCATAAAAAAACACCTCACACTTTATAGCATGAGGTGTCATATTTGAAGTTTTACTTCTTGTTCGATTAGTTGAATCTCTATTGATATTAGCTTTCTTTACAGGAACAAGTCCTTTAAGTTTACTAAAATCCATTTATCGACCACAACGAGAACATAAAGTATGAAGCATCTGTATAGTATTGTCATTATGAAGTTTTGTAAAATCTTCACGTTTACACTTAACAACAGTACCACTGATATTAAGCTTAATTTGGAACCAATGAGAATCTTTGTCAAACTTCGTAACAACACCAACCCTATCATCACGAGAATAAAGTTGATATCTATC